TAAATGCGCAGAAGTCACCAATGGGTGTTCAGGCCATCAGCAAAGAAAGTATGGACGGTTGATTCAACAAAATCAACTGAAGAGAAAGGCCTCCGAAGAGGCCTGTTTGTTATGCGTCGAATGGGTTAGGCATCATCCACCTCTGGCTTTTTGAAATTAGCCTCAATGGACTCGCCAAGGCGCTTAAGCCAATCAGCTAGTTTTAGCGCTGCTTCTTCCGGCGTTTTCTGCCCGGGGAAATCAGTGATGATGATGCTGGCTTGATGATTGCCAAAACCATCCCTGTTTATCACCATTCCCTGCTCAAGCACCGTCTGCTGGTTGCTGTGCTTTACGTAATAACGAGCCTCAGAGTTTCCAGTGCTACGCTCTTTGACGTAAGAGACAAGCTCCACCTCAGTGGTAACAGTTTTTCCTTTCGCATCCTCGACACGCTGAATCATTGCCCTGAAAGTGTCGTCCATCACTTTACCTCCTGCTGCGGTGCTGCTGCGAGTACACTGCGCCATACATCGACGTTATGCAGGTCATCAAGAATCGCATCTGTCATTGCGTTGGTCATTGCTCCGGTCAACTCAGCCGGAACCAGTTTCCAACCATCCGGAATCACCGGAGAGTCGCCAGCCTCATACGCAACGCGAAACCAGTGGAAAAATACCTCCGTCATCACGCATCCACATTCAACGTCAATGGTGCCTGTCTGCTGAGAAAGCCACTGCTCGAATGGCAACTTGTTAGCCGTCTTTACAGGTTCGGCCCCCTGAAGCATGGAATCGAATTCCTTCATTCCGGCTTCATGCTCTGCTCGTTTGTCAGGAGTCATAGCATCAAGTTCAGCGTAATACTCGGCGCGACGCTGTAACGCACCCAGCATTGTTTTTGTCGGAACGCCTTTGCCAAATCGCAATCCAGGCTCCAGCATTACTGGGCATGGCAAGGTTTCAGGGTAATAAGGCACAGATACCGACACTGGAGGGGTTGATTTGCTGGGAACGTAAAGTTCTTGGATATTCTCAGCCAGTACCTTCTCAAAATCGACACCCAGAGATTCCTGAGTAGCGATGAAGTTGCTTAACTTACTCTTCGCTTCGAGCGATGCCAGCGCAATCTTCATCGCCTCAAGCGCCTTAGCCGCATCTTCGTTTACAACGCCGGGCACAGCATCGCGCTCTTCTTCAAGCTCCGCGATTGTCTGCTGGAGCCATTCTTTGGTAAGTGTGCTCATTTTGCCTCTCCTTTACCGGCTGCGGATGCCGACTCTTCGTATGCGCGCTTGGATGCATTCAGAATGGCTGCCAGCGGCGTATGAGCCCCTCTACCAGTGATTGTGTTGTGAATGCCAGCCACTGCCTCACGAAGGTTGCCGTGGCTCGCCTCCAGCTCAGCAATCCGCTTCTCTGCGGCTTCCAGCGCCTTTACCAGCTCATCAACGGTTCCAGCTGCTTGGCGCGCGTAATCGGTAATTGCCAGCTCGCATTCAATTTCAGTGCCGTTTTCGTTGGTGTGGCAAATAGCAAAGTAGTCGGAGTCGATTTCGTTATCAGCCAAATGCCTCAGCGTGTCGGCAACAAGCACTCCGTTTTCAATCAGCAGTTCTGTCGCGCGTTTGTCGATGTTGCTCATTGGGCGGCTCCTTTTTTATTTTTAAACTTACGTCCGTAATATCTACCGATAACAGATTTGAATTGTTTACCAGGCGTCAAAGCAATCCATCGACGCACGAATGCTCCCCGGGTTTTTACAAAAAATCCCATAAAACCCCCGCTAAGAAAGTCGATATGACAAGAATGGTAATGGCATTAAGAACTGCCCTTGTGCTCATGACTGCACTCCTTTGCGTAGATCCTTCGCCAGCCACTCCAGAGCCATTACCGGAACTCCAATGCGCCCTGTGCCTTCGAATTTGTTAATCAGATGCTCGATAGCTGCATCCACACCCTGCGCTCGCACTTCAGCCAGGAAATCGTCGGTAGCTGGGGTTTTTAGCCCATCTCGCAATTTTTTATATGCGCTCAGCATTGCCAGCTCCGGCACTTCATCAGCGCCCGCCTGATAAACATCAAGCGCCTCCATCATCAGCTTACTGAATGGTGCTGGCTCCGATTTTTTCAGAAGCGCATTCTCCGCAGCCAGCGCCGCGCATCTGGCTTCAAGCTCCGCATTGCGCTTTTCTGCCTCTTCCACTTTTTCCGCAACCTGTGTCAGGCAATACTGGAGAGCAGCTACTCGCGGCGAGTTCTCTTCCATCTGCTGCATTAATTCAGCCATTTTTTCTACTGCACTTACGTTTGTCATACCCCTACCCTCCCCCAAACCATCAATACTCGCTTCATAGCCGCGCTGTTGCGGCACTCCTGAAATATTCCGTTGGTGCAGCTGCGCGCGGTACCAGCCTGCTCTTCCGGCGTCGCCAGACGATAAGTCACCGTTCGCCAGACCTTGCTCACCCGGACAATCTTGCGGGCCCGCTCCAGATCGATAGCGTTCTTCGTGATGCAGTTGATGGTCATGCCGCACTCTGTGGCCACATCCTTCGCGGTGAAGGTGCGGTGCGTTTCGAGATAACGCAGAATTGCCTGTTTGCCTTTCATCTCACACCATCCCGTTCGACTTGTTGCGGTTGTACTTGGCCTGAAGCAGCTGGATCGGCGTTGGCCCATGCTCTGCGGCAGGCGCTGCAATAGCCCGGCGTACCGGCGGCACTGGTTTACCCTCGGTGACGCGCTTCTCCCACATGTCCAGCAGATCGCCCGCCTCGCGAGCCAGCTCCCCATGCGTTAACTGACGCTCTGTGCTGCGGTGGCGCAGTTCTACGCAGATGTGGTACATGACCGGCTGCGACCAGGGGAATTGTTCGCTGGAGGTGAATTCGAACGAACGGTTACGCCAGTCCCAGTATTCGGCGATCACCTGGTCAACGGTTATGCCCAGCGCCCCGCCGCTCTGTTTGCACCAGGCGACAAACTGGCCCGGCGACGGCAGGAATGGACGCTCCTGGCGGCGGGCAATGCGCATACCGGCATCAACCTGAGCCATCGAGTGGATCCCGTTCTCCTGAAACGCCAGCAGCCACTGACGGCGGAATTCGTTCAGGTCGTCCTGAGTGCGGAAGTTCGCCATGCTGGCCGGGAACGCGGCACGCAGTTGGGTGAACAGCCCGTTGAATACCTGAGCCACCTGCTCGACCGGCGCGCGCTCCTGGTACTGCTCTGGCAGGTTGTGGGCCATGCGACTCATCTGCTCGCGGTCATGGTTACGCATCTGCTCTGCAAGAGATTTCATCGAATCACCCCATAGGCCCAGTCAGTGTTGTTGAAGTCCAGATCC